GTCAGCAAGGAGGCAATCCCAGTCGTACGCAGCAAGCTCCGTAGTCGAGGGAGGTATTCGGCATGCCAACATACGATGTTTGAATGCGAGCATGAGGTTGTACGTGTTATCACGATAGATAACACCATTATGGGCAGTATAGGCGAAGAATCGGGTACGATAAGTGTGGTCGAATTTGTAATTCTCAGTGGATGGGCAGATGATGCGTCCATCATCGGCGACAAACATTGTTGAAGAGGGGTCGGTTTTAAAGAGGCGGTTGTGGGTGAATGGTTTAGATTTCATGAAACGATATTCATCGGCTACAACAGTCGCGACACGGATCACACCTTGATGGGTGCTTCCATATGTGTCGGTGCCTAAGATTAGTTTAAAGGGGAGACCCCCTCAGAGGCCACATTGCTCTGTTTCATGTCAGCGAGGACAAGGCGATTGACAGCATGTAAAATGGTGTCGATATACACCTGTGGTGCCTCAGTGACCATGGGGGCGTAAACAGCGAATTTAATTCGCACAGACATGTTTACAATCTTCTTAAGGAAAGTGTTAGCGACCTTACCTTTTTTATACATCCCAAGGTTGATGTTTGAGCTGTATAGGTCATCAGACAATGGCAAATGGACCTGTGCATAGTACATGCGTTTATACAACGCTGTAAAAGTGGTGTCTAATTTGCTTTTGTTGTGACTTTCAGCTAGTTTGACCCCGAAGAAGGAATACGTACGTCCAACGCTGGCAACATTTTTATGCCAGATATCAACACCCATTAAATCTGGCTGAGAAAGTACAGCATTGGTTGAGAAGAACGTATCAAGGACGGCGTCAAATGCGATCCCAATCTTGCGGTACGCGCGAACGAGTATACCGCGACGCAACTCGGATCCGTGCTCCAACGTGAAAATAGGCTCACGGTGGGTTGACCATTTTGGATTAAGGTCAAGGGCAGACGGGACGACGAGATGCGAACTGGGGAGCTGTGGGGGCGGCATGGGGATGTCGGGTGCGACCGGTGCCACAACGGAAACCGGGGCAGGAAGGGCATCCTCATGAGCACTCACGCACACGATCGGCACGGGAGTGTCTGACGGTGACACTTGGTGAACGGTGTCAACGTACACTTCATCAATGTACAATCGTGGGGCGACGAGAGTGAGATGGCCCGCCGGCAAGGAAACCAAGGAACTTTCATGGGCGGTTTGGATGGGAGATGCGCATGGCTCAACAGGCGCTTCCACAATGTTGACGATGGTAGTCGAGATCTTTTTTGTCTCACCGTCAACAGTGGGTAGCGTCTTATTGGCAACGCGCTTCTCTTTATTTGAGATTGGGGGAACAACTACAACCGGCGAATTAATGGCCTTTGGTTGGAGTAATTCAATCTCATCACCATCGAGAGTTGGAGGTAAGTCTCGTGGTGGTCGGAAGCACGTGGTTCCGAGTTCCTTGTCGTGCTTAGCGTGGAAACCGCTGAAGTCAGGGGTGACATATGGGGTGGAGGAGAGGTTGCAGCACGTGGCCTTAGTGACTGGGTCAGTTGGGTGAAACTGACACGTCTGTCCAATTGCGCAGACGTGGTAGTGAACCTCGGGGCACCCACATGCCGGCCCCTTAAAGCACGGTATGAACTTGTTGGGTTCACGCGGGGCGGGTGTTTTCTCAATCATCCGCCGCTTATATCCT